CAGTTCGACTTTGATCTGATTTGAATAATCTTTTAACTCGTTATGGAAAGCCGTTGTTAGTGGTCTAGATAACGGAACCTTAACAACATCAATTGAATATCGCTCTTTACCTTGTCGCTGCATAACGTGTTTACGACCATTTGATAGAGTTTGAATAAAACCGCGTTGTATTTGATATTTGCCTATTCTGATTTGCCCTTTACTCTCTCGCACGGTTCGTCTAGGGTTCTCCAATAATCGAATTAACGGTAAATTTCTTCTATCAACTCGTATTTTTGCGACTGGTCGATTCACTGTTGCTTTTTGGGATAATCGAGTTCGCTTGCGGATTAATTTAGCTGGCACATGAATCTCTTTGGATACATTTTTTGTTCCATTTTTGATTGCACTTCTCGCTACCTTATTAATCGCTTTTGCTGCCGCTTTAGGCGCGACTTGATTAACCAGTTTTCGGATATTAGCTTGTAATGCCTCCACCCCTTCAATTTTCACCGCTATATTTACTCCAATTGCAACACGATCTTTCCATCCTCAAAACTAAAACCACGTACAACATACTCGCTGGTTTTTGTCGTGATGACATCGCCAAGTTTTGGTTTGTAGCCCGACGAACGAAAAAGTGTTAGCGTGCGAGTCGTACCGTTAATTAAGTAGTCCTCGCTATAATTTCCGCCCATTACCTTCGGCGTCTCATCAAGCACCGCCTTGTATTTTTTGCCGTTGATAACATAGACGGACATCATCACATCTGATATGACTTTGTCCGCCTGTGCGAGTGCGTCATCAAACGGACTAAGCGTTGATCTTGACATCGACAGTGTCCACAGTTGCACCGCTTGCGCGCCACGCAACGCCTAAGCGCTTGTTGCTGCCAGCAGTAATCGTTGCACCTTCGGTTGCTGACCAATAAACGATTGAGCCTTGTTTAATATCGTCAGCCGCTTTTGCTTTAACGGTAAATACACCAGTAGTTAAGCCAACACCAATCCCACCTTGGGCAATATCACTTTCTGCAACAATTGCAAGATTTTCGATAATCGCAACATCACCGCTCTTCATGGCAGCTGTCGCGGTAAAGCGTACTGTATTGCCATCTTGTACATAATTTTTAGCCATACTTAATTAATCCTATGATTTATTTAATAAAAAACCGCACTTCGATTAAAAGTGCGGTCGTTATTTATGGTGATTTAAGTTACTTATTGGTAACTTTTACAATGCCGCGATAGTCAATCACGTTCACGCCTGCATCAATGCGAACTTTGGTAGATACGCCGTCAACAGTAAAGCCGTTTTGTTGCTCCATGTATGGAGTGTCGATACCATCAAGATAGGAGACCTCAATAGCCTCTTTGTTGATTAAGTACCAAGATTTTTCATCAGCCGCCTGCAAGCGAGCAGATTTAACCGGAGTTACAATGTCGCGCAATGGGTTGATAATACCTGAGTTGGCATCTGCGCCCTCAACACTTGCGGACTTAATTAATTGTAAGCCGCGGGTGTACATGGAGGTAGGCAACAACATAAACTCAGGCTCAATCGCCAACGGCTCACCGCGCGCATTAACAAAGCCATTCATCATTTGGATGCCCTTGTCGATATTGGCAAGGTCTAACACCGCATTAGTGATTGTATTTTTGTGAGATGCGTCAAATAACGCTTTGCCATCTTGGGCTTTAGCGTTACCAGACAATAACGCAAACACCAATTTAGCGATTGTCGCACGTGCAGCTTGCCCCATTTTTTCAGGGATTTTTGTGAGCAAGTGCATGTCGTCATTGAGGATTGCCTGACGGGTAATTGTAAACAATTGCCCGTAAGTCGCTAATGCAACGCTAGCGCCCTCATCACCGATTGTGCCGTAGGTGTATTCTTCTCCCTCACCGACTTGTGGTAAGTAACCAAAGTCACCCAAACCAACGCGTTTAGCCGCGCGGAAGTCGGTTAATGTGCCACGAGAGGTAAACTGATCAAAGTTTTCCGCCGCAGTTTCCCAACCTTTAAGCAAGGATTTGTGCGCCACATCAATTAAGATTTGACCAAAGTCGGAGCTTGAGTGGGTAAACGCTAAGCCAACCATACTCATTGCGTTATGACCTGACACGCTAATACCACGGTCGACTAATGACGCACGGGCAAGCTCACGCAAGGTCATTGCGTTGTATGCGTTGTCTTTGGCGTCTGCTTTGTCTTTGTCGATACCGGCACGAGCTAATAATGATTGTTTAACACTATCACCAACGATATTACCATTTCCAGCATACGCGATAGGCGCTGCACTTGGCGTTGTACCTGCACCAAGTTTTGCTAATAATTTGTCTTTGGCTTGATCTGCGGTAATTGATAAATCACCTAAACACTCAACTAACAAATCATTGTGCGTAGTACCAAACGGTGCAAATACCGCTTTAATGTCAGCGTTGCGTTTATTTAATTCCGCCTGCACTTGTGCGGTGTTATCTACTGGAGCTGTAGGCGCTTGATTCGCTGGCGCGGCAGGTGCTGGTTGTGTAGGTGTTGCTTGTGGTGCTGGATTAGCCCCAGCGTTGCCTTGTGGCTTGAACAACATATTTTTAATTTCATTAGGCATTTTCTCAAAGTCCTCTAATTTTCTTGATTTAATAGACGCCATCGCCACAAGTGGTTCGGCTAGTTTGTCAGCAAATCCTTGTTCAACGCATTCTTTACCGTTAAGCCAAGTTTCCGCTGATAGCATTTCTGCTAATTCTTCAGGTGTTTTCCCTGTTTTGCTTGCGTAAGCAGGGATTAGCGTATTTTCTACCCTGTCTAACAGGTCGGCATACTTGCGCATATCCTCTGCATCGCCACCTTGGATACCCCAAGGCTTGTGGATCATCATCATTGCATTTTCTGGCATGATTATTTCATTCCCTGCCATTGCAATAACGCTCGCCATACTTGCCGCCAAGCCGTCAATGTAAACTGTCACATTGGCTGGATGATTTTTCAGCAAATTGTAGATGGCGATCCCGTCAAATACATCGCCACCTGGGGAGTGGATGTGTAGGTTAATCTGCTTGAGATTGTTTCCGCAGTCTTTTAAGTCCTGCGCAAAGCTCGCTGCAGATACGCCCCAAAATCCGATCTCATCGTAAATTGAGATCTCTGCCGTATCGTTGGCCTTGGCTTTGATTGAGTACCAAGACTGGTTATTCGTCTTTGTTGCGCTCGTTGCCATCGCCACTGGCGACAGAATCATCTTTTGTTTTGTCATTTGTCGTACCTGTGTTAGTTAAATCTGTGTCAAACTTGAGGCCAAATTTTCGGTTTTCCTCAACCTCAACTCTTCGTCTGCGTTTCACTTCTGCTGGATTGCTACCGCTTGCTCTTACGGCTTGGCTCTCGGTTGCTAAACCGCCCTTGATGCGCTCTTTCCATGCTTGCGCCTCTTTTGTTGGGTCAATCCATGGCATAACTGGTCCACTGTAAACGGCGTTATAAAGTGACGCTGGATCAATATCGACTGGCACCTCAATTTCGCCGCTGACAATCGCCATTTTTAGCCATTCTCGGTAAATCGGGCGTGATATGTGCGCAACAAAGGTATCCTGTAAAACTGCATAACCCTCAAAACTCTCAACCAACTCTTGACGCTGACTTGAGTAAGTGCCGTTATAGTCACGAGCAATGCTTGAGTAACTAGAGCGAGTCCCCGCTGCTGTTGCCCTTAATTGACCGTTTCTAAAGGTTTCAAGATTAACGTTTGGTCGGTTTGAGTTGATTAACCCAATATCTTCACCAGGCTTTAAATCATCAATGATTGCACCAGGTGAGATTTCAAAGTCACGCTCAGGGCTATCTGTGCTGTACTCATCATTGTCACCGTAGATTGCGGCATCACCTTTTTTGATGTACATCGTAAAGGCGGCGGCAATTCGTGCGGCCACACGCTCGCTTTCCTCATAATCTTTGAGGTCAGCAAGGCGCACAATTACGCCATGTAACATGGATACGCCACGCAACTGATGCAAGCGTTTCTTACACGCAAGGTGCAACATATTTTCTGCCGGCACTGATTTAACTCGCCCGTAAGTGCGGTTGTTTTCCTGAGGGTTGTCCATGTAAACACGGTAAGACACAGGACGGCGCCAGGCGTTAATCTCTATGCCTTGGATCACATTAGCTGTATCAGATTGCCACATAGGCACAAAATCAGGCTCTAATGCCTCAAGGCTAAATGCAATGCCAGTGCTATGATTTAGACCCGCCACATACCCGCGCACGAGTTGGATAAATACCTCGCCATCACGGAGCCATGTTCGTAACAACATCCGCTCAAGTTCAGGGCGGGTAAATTGTCCTGTAACTTCAGGTCTAACAGACCATTCCGCCCATTTTTTGCGGATTTGTTCCGACAGGTCCTCATCAACATCACCACTTAAATTTAGCGGTTGTGGTTCAATATGGATTCCTCTAGAGCCGATAACACGTTCTTCCAGCTTATCCAAAATTCCGATCACAATATCGTGATTTTGGTCTAACGCTCGAGCCTGTTCTCGCAAACTAACCGCACTTTGTTTAGTCGATACGTTAGCGCCTTGGCTTTCGCGTTTTGCCTTATGTGTACGGCTTGGCATTGCTGCCTCGTATGCATTCATAACATAGCGGTTTTTCGCTCGCTGTGCGCCCCATTTAGGCGAGATTGCGGCAATCGTTTTATCTAATATTCCCATTGTTTAAAATCTCGCATATTTGATTCTGTGGCGTTTAACGCGCTGTCTTGTTTCTGCTAACAACTCATTAAGCATTTGTTGATAGCGGTCACGTTGTTTTGTCCATTCTGACACTTGGTAAGATACCGACCGCCCGTTAAAGCTCACTTGGCTTTGGGCGTTTTCGATTTTTTCATCAAGCGTTCGGATTTTTTCTTCAAGCTCGTTTTTGTCGTAAATCACAGCCACCCACCTTTTTTCTTACTTCCACCACCGTTTAACCAGTTGCTTTTTACTTTGGTTTTCGGTTGCGGTTTGACTTGTTCAATTTCTACCGTACTTTCAGTTTCTTCTTCCGGTACGATTGTTTCTTTTCGGATCACCTCGGGGTTTAAGTGTGGGAGTTTTGCCCAGTAAGGGACATTGTCCTCATCACCCCACTTAATGCGCTCATAACCTCTTAAAATAGCGATTGCATGGACGTAGCAAAATAGGTCAAACGCCTCATTGTTGCCTTTACCAGGTTTGCGCCACTTGCCGTCTTGTCCACGCTCCTCATAGGTCAGCTCATCAAAAAACCATTCGCCAAGCCATGTCGGAAAATGGATATAGTTAGCTCCAACAGTCTCACGACTTAATGCGTTGCTAATGCGATCTTTTAGCTGGTCTGTTTGGAGCAAATACAACGGCACATCACCTCGCGCTTTAGCGTGTCGATCTGAGCGAGAGGTATTGTCAGGATAAGTACGCGTAATAAGTTTTTGACGCTTGGTACTATCACCTTTAACGAGATAGACGCGCTTAGATAATCCATCGCGCTTACATCTACGCCAAAACTTATAAGCGTTATCTGTTACACCATCCTCACCGCCACTATCCACAGCCATTGCAAGGATTGGCATGAATCCACCATCTAACCCCTCAATGCGATACTGCTTATTTAGTACATCGCTAATAAGCAAATCCCAATCCTCAGGGTAGGCGGACGGATCAATTGGTAGGCTTTCCCCCTCTGAATTGCTCCGCATTGATGATTTAATGTTGTATCTATCAATGAGCCACCGCTCGCTGTTTTCTCCGTAGCCCACAATTTGGACTACAAAGCGGCGGTTCCGCCCACCCTGTACGTCAACCGCAGCCAATAAAAAACGGCACCCATAAGGCACCGTTCTTTTTTCGATTTCTTCGCGTCGCTCCATCAGTTCGTCGGAGTGGCGTTGCTCAAGTGCTGAGCGTGGTAAATAAGGTAATCCCCAGTCGGTATTCGTCACCGCCTTCAGCGTTTCCTCACTACCAGTCATTTCAAATTCGTGCTCAGCAGTAAGTAATTTATAAGTTAATTGCGCCCATGTTTGATAAGCGGCCGCAGGACCTTCTAGCCAAAATGACGCAATACGGGAGTTTCTGCCCTCACCATGTATCACACCATCTTTATCTATCGTTTGCCCTTCTTTTAGCCACTTACCGCCGATATTTAGTGCGCGCTTTCTGTCAGGCTCAATCAGAGTTTGACAGTGCGGACATTGCAAGCGAGCTTTTTCGCTCGCCTTAACATAATCAGTATCATCACGATAGCCGACCATATTAGCCATTGACGGCTCAAACCACTCGGAGCAGTGTGGGCACTGCCAATAAAATCTACGTCTATCACCACGGTTATATAGTGACAAAATACCTGTTGTTGGCGGTGCCTCGTGAGTAGTTTTTGGATGATGTTTTATATCAACAATATCTTTGCCTGGTGAGCTCTCTACAAGCGTCATACCGGCACTCATAAATGTAGTCGTCCGTTTTGACGCTAAACTAAATCCGTCACCTTCGCCATCTACATCATCGGGCCAGCGGTCATAGTCTGTTAATGCAACGTATTTGTAATCGGATGATGACAATACGTTAATTGACGGCCAACCAACCTTTAATAAATTACCTGCCCTAAAATATTTATCGTGGACATTGTTATCGTTTTTTCGTGGGCTTAATCTTTTAGTTATCTCAGGCGAGCATCTAAAGGTGCGATCTAAGCGTTTTCGGCTGTGTTCGCTTGCTTTTTCTTGTGTTAACTGTACAAGTAAAAAATCAGACGGATCACAAATAATCGCATAAGTAATCCAGCCATCAATCAGTCCAACTGTTTTACCTGTACGGGCAGGACCAACAAAAACGACTGCATCATATTCTCGCGAATTTAAACAATCCATTGGCTCAATAATGTAAGGCGCTGTGTTTTTATCCCATTTGACAGAGTTGCCACCACCAACAGGTACGCGCATATACTCTACGACAGCCTCGGATACTTTCATTCTACGTGGAGGTTTAAGCAGATTTGCAATATCTCGTCTAATATCTTTAGCTGATGCAAACATAGCTACTCCTCCGATTTATTATCACCAGCCTGTATATGTAATGACATTTGCGATTTAACATCATCAATTACCTGTATTACACGGGTTAATTGTGACGGAGTTAATCCACAATCACGCTCTAAAATATCTGGCAATGTATCAAGTGACTGCACCACTGCTTTTGCTAAAAAGCCCATCTCTTGAGCGACTTCAAACGATGGCACCAGTTCGCCAGTATCTCGCTCGTATTTAAGTCTTTCGTTTTCCGCTTGCCAAAATGCTCGTCTCTCAACAGGCGACAAGCTATCAACATCCGCCGTCATTTTTTCGGCAAGTCCGATTTTGATTAAATCAGATAGTGCATAGAGCTTTAATTTGGAATTACTGCCAATAGCTGGAGTTAGCCCTGCAACCCTTTGTGACACGGTTTGCCGATGCATTCCGACCAGTTCGGCGATCTGATTTATATTTAGTTTTAAGTCAAATAAATTATCCATGCCAAACCTGCCAAAATCCAAAAACCTTAAAAAGATGATGATGCCTAAGATGTCAAAAAACTGTCGAAAACCGCGCGCCCGGAACCCCGTGGAAAGAGGGCTCCCCTCAGGAGTACCT